TGACTCTCAGAAGAGACACGCTTGCTAACGAGCAGGCAAGCGTTCAAGTAAATCAACTTCAAAATAGCTTAAAAGAAATACAGATAAGGCTTGATCAAGGCATCGTGGGAGAAGCCGAGAAAAAACTACAAATAGAGAAAGCCGCCGTTGAAGAACAAATAAGAGCTGCAAAGTTTGCTAGAAGCAATGCTGTGCGTGAAGCAGAAATCGCTATCGAGAGAGACAGGATTTCTTTGAGCCAACAATTTGAGAGAAGCAAGATGAATATTTTTAGTACCACCGTAAAACTAGCAGAGTTGGATTTTAGCGATGCAGAAACCCTTGGCCTCAAAGTTGCTCACGCGGAAGAAGAGTTTAATTTACAAAAAAGACTTGTAGTTTCAAAAGCAAAAGCAACTCTGCTTACCGTAAACGAAGAAGGAAAAAGAAAAGATATTGTCAGGAACGCTATCCAGGAAGTGCTTGGCTTGCAGAAGAAATTAGAACTTACTAAAGAACAAATCAGGCAAAACGAAATTTTACGCAAGGATGGAGAACAAGCCTTTAAAGATCAAAGAGCTTTAAATAAGTTAACTCAAGAGCGACAAGCTCAGCTTGAGATAGCCAAGTTAAATCCCGAAAGATCTTTGCAAGCTGATGCAATGGGTCTAGGCTTTTTTGGAGATAGTGTTAGTCTTCAATTCGAGCAGATTCGAGAAGCTTCTGTCCAAACCGAGCTTTATAACGAACAACTAAGCCGACTAAAAAGTAGATTTGAAGAGCTTAAGACAGTTGACCCAGAAGCTTCAAAAGGCGTACAACAGCAGATATTTACGTTGGAAGATCAAATAGCTTCGTACACCCGCTTGCAACCGGCTATTGATAAGGCTCGACTCGCTCAACAACAGTTTAATGATGCCTTTGCGTTTACCGCTCCAGTGGTTACTTCGGTGGTAAATGGTTTAAGTGAAGTTATTCAAGGTACTCAGACAGCAACTGAAGCGTTTGCCAATTTCTTAAAAACTATTGGGGACATGTTGGTCCAAGAAGGTACGAAGATGATTGCTACTTACATTGCGATCGGCATTGCGAAGGCATTTGCTGGGATGGGTGGTGGGAGTAGCTCAACGCCAGATCCTTTCAGCGCCAATGTGGCTTCAGCCTTGCCAGACACAGGAAGCCTTGCAGACATTGCAGCAAGTACTCCTTTAAGGGCAAACGGAGGCCCAGTCTCGGGCGGCCAGCCTTACATGGTTGGTGAGCGTGGCCCGGAGCTATTCGTTCCAGGGCAATCAGGCGGTGTCATGCGTAATGAGGACATGCGCTCCCTTATGGGTCGTTCACCTGCTTCAGGAGGCGCACCATCCATGAACTTCAGCTTCGAGACAACCAGTATTGGTGGAACGGAATACGTCAGCCGTGAGCAGCTTGAATCTGCAATGGCAGTGACCCGTAAACAAGCGTCTAATGACGGAGCAAAGCGAGGTATGAGCATGACGCTAGATAAGATGCAGAATAGTCCTAGAACTAGATCCAAGATTGGTCTTCGCTGATGGCTAGTGCTTTTCCACAGATGATTCCGTCAGCAAGAAGCATGACAATGGGCGATTTGCCCAGCAAGGTCTATAGGGCAATGTCTGGTGCGACAGTACGTCGTGCTTTTGGCAACAAGAAGACGCAATACGTTTTGAAGTTGCAGTTCCAAAATATTGGTGACGATTCTGCTGTTCGCACTGGCGCTGGGACGGTAAATCAAATTTTGAGCCATTTTGATTCTGCTAATGGCACCTTTGACAGTTTTGGCTTGCCAACTAAGTTATTTGAAGGGATGGGATCAAGCTCTTCAAATTATTTTAGGGGAGCAACAGTAAGCTGGCGTTACGCAAAACCACCTGAGATTAAAAATGTAAAGACAGGTCTTAGCAACGTTTCTGTTGAACTTATTGGGGAGATTGACGCCTAATGTCTGAAAATCAAATTCGAATCTGTCAGTTCATCAAACTAGAAACAAGCAAAGGTGCTGTCTATCACTACCAAAATTATTTTATAGGAGAAAACAAAGCGCTTGGCGGCGTTCCCTACAGCTTTGTTCCGTTCGAGATCGAAGGTGGTGTATCTAGCTTGAATGCAGACAACCAGCAAGTCACGCTTCGTTTACCTGCCTCTGAGTATGCAGTCCGTCTTGTAGAAGAAGGTGATGGGAACAGGCTGAGCAAACTGGTTGTCTACACTCGATTTATCAATGCAGACGGGGCAATAAAAACTGGAGGATTTGACGAGTATTATGTCGGCATTGGAGCGTCATTTAGTGATGACACAATCGAACTGCGTTTCAGGTCTGCCTTAGACGGTGTTGCTGCAGGCTTTCCAGCTCGTACTTTGACAGAAGAAAACGTGGGTATTTTGCCGCTTGAATCAACGCTGTCATTGCGATGAATGACTTAATAGGTCTGGAGTATTGCTGGGGCGCACATCCAGCAGACGGGCGTAATAAGACTGATTGCTTCCAGCTGCTTTGCGAAATCCGTTCACGGCTTGGGTTGTCGGATTATAAGGAGCAGTTTTGTTGGGTGTATTGGTTGTATACAGCCGAAACGCTTAAGCCAAGTCAAATGGCTCGCTGGTTACTTCAGAGCGGGAAGCGGCTTAAGATACCAAAAGTTGGTGCTGCTGCCTTGCTTGCTGGTACAGACAACGCTGCACTTGGAACGGTGACGGATCGGGGTTTGATCTGCATTGCTCCAGGAAAGCGTGTTGTGTGCATTCCAGTTGAGCGTGTTAGTGCAAATTATTTCTGGTTGAACTGATGAATCGGAGACTGCTGCCTTATGAGTACCAGCTGATTGAAGCGTTAGGGGTCAGCAAAGAAGAGTATCTAGAGTTTGTTGCGCTCCAGCAGGAATATAAGGATCCGAAGGCTGGCACTGCGCTGGATGTCAGAGCTGCTGATCCAGGAACTCAAGCTCTAGTCCTAACGATTATTGGCATCCTGTTCCAGGTTGGAGCGGCACTATTAGCGCCCAAACCAAATATTCCTGGTCTTGATAATGATAGAAGAACAAGGCAGCAACGTTTTTCGCCTTCTTTTGGTTTTAATGGCGCTCCAGAGCTGGCGTCCTATGGAGATCCAGTCAACCTTGTTTATACCGAACGAGCAGATAATCCAGAAGGTGGAGTCCGCCTTAGTGGTTCTTTAGTGTGGTCGTCAATCGAGAATTACGGCTCCGCACAGTTCATGCAGCTGCTGTTTGTACTTGGTGCGTCACGCATTATTAACATCAGCAATAGAAGGACTGCTTTTGGTTCTCTTTCGATTGATCAACTAGACCCAGCCACAACGTTTCTTTTTTACAAAGATGAACGTGCTGGAAGGCCACCAAGGTTTAAAGATCTTGCTAAGGGTGATCTTGCTTTTTACCCAGATGACACAGGCCGTTCAACACAACCCGACAGACAAGTTTGTCAGATCATAACCAGCAAAAAAGAACAAGGCGTAGAAGGTTTTAGCCAAGCGTATTCTCCAACGACTTCGTCTTCTCTTGGCATTTATGACCCTATCCCGGTCAGAGTAGAAATGACGACAAGAGACACTAAAGGGGAAGAGGCTTTCGCATCAATTGGAGTCAATGTAGAGACAAACAGTTGGACCAGAGCGGATTACCCATACCCAAAAAATTCTGAAATTAAAATTTGTTTTAAGTCAAAAAATTACACTGGTGGTGACAAAGAAGCAGCCGGGCTAGCTGTTAACTTTCGTCGTCAAGCAGTAAACGCTTTGGACTTTGGAAGCACTTATATGCTGGGCTCTGCCAAGTTTAGGTTGATTAGTTTTGGCGACAACAGGGACCCTGATGATGACGACGTAAACGCAACATTTAGGTGCGTTGAGTCCGGCATTTGTCCATCCGCTCCTTACAGCAGAGAATCTGCTTTACGACAGGCTAAAGAGCAAAAGAAAAAGCTAGAAAATCATCTGGGCATAATAAATGATATACGAGAAGAATCGGAGGACTCAATCCCTGACAGCAATTTTCAGACCAAGAGAAAACTTGACAACAGGTTTAGCGCTACCTCAGGAGAAGAAGAAGACGAGGATCAATACGTCATAAAACCTTTTAAGAACGATTACACCTTGTCGGGCAGGGGAGTTTCGTATGATTTTGAGACCCCAATAACAGTCACTTGGACAAGCGTACTTGACAAACAAAGAAGCCGAACGATTGAGTCCGTTGGCTCATTGGAATACACAAAATCCCTAGAAGCTACAGTTTTAGGCAAACCTCCTACGGTAAATGCTGCAGCTTACAAAGCAGAAATACGAAGTGATTTAAAAAAAGCTGACCGGCTAATTGCTGAAATTCAAGACGGCAAGTACGACGATGACCAAACCGCTCGAAAGCCTGAAATTGTTTTCGATATTGGGGGCAAAAAGTATAGCAATATTACATTAGCGGATGCTATTGATCTTGATTTTGATTTTGATTCTGAGTCTGGACGACTTTTTGAACTTAACGGCAAGGAAGACAGAATTTTAAATAGAATAGACAGACTTAGGGGAAAAATTGACCCAAACCTTGAGCGATCAAAAAGACTTAAAGACAATGCTTTCGCTAACACAGGTGGGAGTGGCAATAGATTTGCAGCCTTTGGAGATTTAACTGATGACCAATCTATAATTTCCAGAGGTGTAAAATTAGACAGGAATCTTAGGAAAATTCGTGAAAACATTACTAAGAGAAACAGGCGAATTGTTGAACGCAAAAGAGATTTGTTAGTGCAACAATTGCTTGACCATGACGGAGCTTTTGTTGGCATTGATGGCAATCGCTACGGGGATGGCGGGAAAGCACAAATGAAAAGCAGGCTAGATAACTTCCCTTCGGGCAAAAAAGTTCCAGATCCCGCTGGGGTTGAAGCTCTTGAAGAAGCATTTAAATTACTCAAGAAAAAGAAAAGAGGCACTCGCAATGACATTAAAAGTTTTTTAAATGATTGGGAGACTTTGATTGCTAGGGCTGACAACAACTTTTTTGTAAAAGCTTTGGTTAAGGCTGACTCAGTTGCTTATGAAACAGTTAGCGAAGTAGATCAAATTAAGTTCTCAATTAAGTCAAAGTTGTTTAGGCGCGTGTCTGGGCGCCAAAAAGAATATGGCGAGACCAAGGCGTCCAAGCAATACTCTTTAAGTGATAACGGAATCCACGGGCGCCAAGCGTTCTTCAGGTTTTCGTATAAAAAAGCAAAAGAAGTTGACTACGAGGTCCACCAAGTCCTTTTTGTTGTCCGTGGATCGTCAGAGGGAGATGCATATAACGAATTCAACTATCTTGCTCCAAGCCGTGACAAGTATGCTTTCAAGCTTGATCCTGTCTATGACGTTGCATCCGAGATTAGGCTCAACGGCCAAACAAAATTTGTGCTTTTAGATAGTCATGAAAAGACTAGAAAGACAGGTAGCCAGGAGGAAGGAGTTGTTTGGTATAAAGGCAAGGAATACGATGCTTTAAACGAAGACGATTGGCCAAATCTTGAAGAGCGCGGCCCTAAGCTTACAAATGAGTGGGACGTGTTCTCGGTCAACACTGACACGCAAATTCAATTTAGTTTCGAAAACGGACCTGAACTGGCATTGACTGCCGTAAGTGAACAGCAAATACAGGACACAGAGAAGGCGTACAAAAATCTTTCAGTGCTTGCACTGGGCATGTTTGCGGGTAAGAACGTTCAGGATCTAAGAAACGTAACAGCGTTTGTAGAGCAGGGCAAAGAAAGCTACACAGTTGACGATTTTAATACTAAACAGTCAGACAGGAGCACTAGCTATGCCCCCGATATTTTCGTTGACACTGTTCTTGATGAAGAGAATGGAATTGGCAGGTACGCACCACCAGCTGTCCTAGATCAATCCAGTCTTCAGCTTGCCAAAAGGTTTTGCCAGAATAACAACTTGCCTACCGAGCCTGAAGATGGAGTAGCGGTGGGGCCAGTCCAATTGTTTATGGATTGCGTGATTGCTGATAACACATCATGGCGCAATTTTTGGGTAACTAATTCCCCTTTTAGCCTGCTTGAATTTGCAAGAAAGAACGGCAAAGAAACGCTTGTACCTGTTTTTCCTTGCGACGACAGTGGCAAAGCTGCTGAAGATGACGGGAAACCTATCCCGCTAACAATTTCCGCGTTGTTTACGACAGGTAATATCCTTGAAGATTCCTACAAAGAAGAGTTTTTGGATTACGGCGCTAGCACTCAAGACCTTGTTGCAAGCATCGTCTACAGAGAAGAATTTACAAAAGCAATTTTTCAACGCAAAAGAACAGTTGATGTTGAAAGAAAAGGAAATAAGGCTGGGACAGCTATTAGAGAAACGTTTGATGCAAGTGGATTTGTCACAAGCAGGCAGCAAGCAATCTTGTTTGGCAAGATGCTGGTCAATCAGCGCAGGTTTATCAGGCGAGGCGTTGAATTTAAAACGTTCCCGTCAACTAATCCCATTGAACCTGGAGCGTTTATCTATGTTGATATTGGCCTGACAAACTGGGAGAGAACGTCTTCTGGCGTTATTGCCGCTGGTGGTGCGTTGAACTCGCCATTACAGGACAGCATTCCAAGCGGGACGTATAACTTTTTGGTTTATGACAGAAGCGAGTCAGAGATTAATCCAGTTAATTCAGTTGTGGTTTCAAATGGCGTTGCCTCAGCGTTATCCGATAAGGTTGGCCAGCTTTATGTGATGGGCATTGCTTCGGGCAAAAAGCGTGTGTTCCGGATTACGGAAGTAGAGCTAGACGAAGAGGGTGAAGTGACGGTAAGAGCTATGGAGTATCCCTGTGATGATGAGGATCGTGCCCATGTCGCGGACCTTAGACCCAGCCTGTTCAAGGTAAGCTAGTATGAAACCAATGTTCTAAGTCCAGCGAAGCGATGGCCTTTTTCACCGGACGCACAGGCTCGCTGGTCTTTGGCGGCAAGCCCGTAGCTAAGATTCGTGACTGGTCTATTGAGACAACGGTAGAGCTTTTAAGTACTAACGATATCTCTAGCAGCGTAAACACCTTCACCCCTGGGGTTAAAGGTGCTACGGGCAGTGCGACCCTGATGTATTACAAGCTTGAATCTGGCGAAAGCGCGACCAAAACTCAATTTACTGAGTTGCTTTCTAAGATTATGAAGACAGGCGCGGTTACGGAAAGTGAGCGCGTAAGTCTTGAATTAAATGTTGGCACTGGTACGTCAGACGACATCAAGTTTAATGCTTACATTACGTCTGCAAGCGTTTCTGTTTCGACTGGAGAATTGTCTGTAGTGCCAGTTAATTTTACGGTTGATGGAGACTTTACTGAAGTCATTGCCTAATGACGTTTTTTCTTGGTAGCCAAGGCAATGTCCGGTTGCGCCGTGGAACGGAAGTAGCCCTCGGCATCTTAACGGAACAAGTTATTAGCGATGACATCAGTACGGCGCTTAACCGCATTGGGACGGCAAACGGGATAGACAACCTTTTTACAGGGGACAAGGTTGATATTGAAACAACTGATGCGCGAAAACTTTTGTTTATCCCAGCGTCTAACTGGTCTTCTGGGACGGTACAAGACACTTACAGCACTTTTGTAAATGTTAACGCTGCAGGTGGATTGCGTCTGTATCCAACATTTGCAGATGCTGTAAACAACAATAGACAGAATGAAATTGCGCTACAAACTTTTACCGGAGATCCTATTGCGGTAACAATTGCTGTTAGAGACATTGGTTCTAATATTCTTGGCGATGTCACCAGCTATGAATTTAACGCTAGCCGTGAGCAGGTTGACACCACATCGCTTTCCGACAAGTTTAAGAATCAATACAATGCTGGTTTGATCAGCGGCAGCGGACGTATTGAGTGCGTTTTTAACAATGCGACTGATGGCGCAAGAGAGACGTCATTGTTGATGCTCCAGTTGATACAAAGGCTTGACTTAGGTTGTGCCTTTGATCTTTTCCTTTATCTAATTGATAAGGATTTAAACCCAGCAGAGCAGAGCGTTTTTTACTCTCTCACTGCTGTTGTAACCAATTCTGGCGTTTCGGTTGACCTAGACGATGCCATTAGATGCACCTTAGATTTTGTGACGACTGGCGAGTTGAAGCTTGTAGTTGGCACGTTGGCTGAATACCTGTTGAAAGAAGATGACGATCGAATCCGTCAAGAGCAGTCTCTCAATTTCCTGTTGACGGAAGTTACGGATTAAACTAAACGCAAGTACCCCTGGCGTAAGGAGCTGAGCCTTGGCTGACCAACGAATTACGCAGCTCAACGAGCTGTCCAAGGCTGGGGTTGCAGCAGTAGACGTCCTGCCTATTGCGGACATTAGCGGTTCTGAGACCAAGAAGGTTACCGCAAAAAACCTTGTTGACGCTGGTCTGGACCTGATCGATGTCAGCACCATTGATCTAGACAAGCTTGATCAAAGCAGCACAACAAAGCTAGGTACGGCTTCGATTGCTGACGACGCAATCACCTATGCCAAGGTCCAAAACGTTACAGCAACTGACCGTTTGCTGGGGCGGAGCAGCGCAAACGCTGGGATTATTGAAGAGATTGTCTGTACTGCTGCAGGCCGAGCACTACTAGATGATTTAAGTGCGGCAGCACAGCGAACAACATTAGGTCTTGGCACAATTGCCACGCTTAATGCTGACGGTTCAACCCTTACAAACCTGACCATCACCAGTGGCACGATCACTGGTATTACAGACATCACTGTTGCGGATGGTGGAACGGGTGCAAGTGATGCTGCCAATGCACGGGTAAATCTTGGCGTAGCAATCGGGACGAATGTCCAGGCGTATGACGCTGGCCTGCAATCAATTTCAGGGCTAACGACTGCCGCAAATCAAGGTATTTATGCGACTGCGTCTGACACGTATGCAGTTTTCTCGTTAACTGCAGCAGGCAGGGCGTTACTTGATGATGCTGATGCTGCAGCTCAACGCACCACACTTGGCCTTGGGACGTTAGCAACACAAAGCGGTACCTTTGCTGGAACGCATTCGGGCACAAGCTCTGGTACTAACACTGGTGATCAAACGATTGAGCTGACTGGTGCAGTTACAGGTACTGGTACCGGATCCTTTGCAACCACTCTTTCTTCAAACATTGTTCAAACAAATAATATTGCGTCAGATGCAGTCACCTACGACAAGCTGCAGGACACCACATCTGCCGATGTAATTTTAGGCCGTGCATCTGGCGGTTCAGGCACAGTTGAGCAAATTAGTTGTACTCCTGTAGGTCGTGCGCTAATTGCTGATGCCAACGTTGGAGAGCAGAGAGCAACACTTGGCCTTGGAACGTTAGCCACGCAAGACGGCACTTTTAGTGGTACGCACTCAGGTGCAAGCACTGGTACTAACACTGGCGACCAAACGATTGAGTTAACTGGTGTTGTTACAGGTACGGGCACAGGATCATTTGCGACAAGCTTTGCTGCTGGGGTCGTTAATAGTGCAGCCATTGCCGGAGACGCTGTCACTTATGACAAAATTCAAAATACAACTAGCACCGACATAATCCTTGGTCGCAGTAGCACAGGCGGGGGATTAATTGAAGAAATTGATTGTACTGCTGCTGGCCGAGCTTTACTTAATGACGCAACTGCTGCCAACCAGCGCACCACGTTAGGTCTTGGAGATTTAGCAACTTCTACCGGCACTTGGACTAACGGTTCAGTCTTTAGCGGTACCAGTAGCGGAACAAACACTGGCGATCAAACAATTACGTTAACTGGCGCTGTAACAGGCAGCGGCACTGGATCGTTTGCAACAACGCTTGCAAACAATATTGTTCTTGAGGCAAACCTTGGCACTAGCTCAGTAACAACGGGCAAGCTTCATCCTGACTCAGTTACAGCAGAAAAAATTGGTGATCAAGCAACCTGCATTGTTAGTAACGCCACTCCTTCTGGTACAGGTGATTACACAGGTCAAGGTTGGTATAACACCAGCACAAGCATTGCGTATCGCTGGAGCGGGTCAGCTTGGTCGCAAGAAGCTGGCATCCAGTCGATAACAGTCACGGAGTCCACTCCATTTGCTGTTGTTGTTAGCAACCCAACTGCATTTACAACTGATCTATCACTGTCACTTGATACGCAAGTTGCAGCAAGTGTCTTTGCAGGTCCAACAACTGGTTCTGATGCCGCACCAACATTCCGTAGTTTGGTGCCGACTGATCTGCCTGATGCAACAGCATCTGCAAAAGGCATCATCCAACCTGGGACAGGCTTAGCTGTTACCAGTGGAACGCTAAACCACAGCAATGCGGTAACTGGAGCAACAGTTAGCGGTATTACTTTTGACGCTCAAGGTCATGTCACTGCAGCAACGGCTTTGCTTGCGGCTAACATCCCTGATCTTGATGCAGCAAAAATTACATCAGGGGAGTTTGCAACTGCTCGGATTGCAAATTCGGCAATTACGGGAGCCAAACTTGCGGACAGTTCTGTCACTGCCTTTGGTGAGTCATTACCTACTGCTGAGTTCAAAGGTCAGCTATTTTATAACCCGCTTGAAAAGAACTTCTTTGTCTGGGACGGCAACGTTTGGCAGCCACTTGGCATTTCAGCTGGTGCAATCATCCTTGCTGGTACTTACAACGCAACAACAAACCAAGTTGCGAGCGTCACTGGAGAAGGTTCGGCATTAGGACTGAGCGTTGGTAATGCCTTGCCTTCTGCTAGTACAGACAACGCTAATTATTACGTTGTTGTGTCTGTTGGTGGTACAGGTACAGCGCCAGCCCCTCCTGTAACACTTGCACCGCCTGACATTTGCTTATCAGACGGAACCAACTGGGTTGAAATTGATGTTTCTTCTACTTATACGGCGCAAACAGCGAATAATGTTGCATTTTCACCTGCAGCAAGCCTCGGCAGTACGAACGTACAGCTAGCACTTGAAGAAGTCAGCAACGAATGCCGCGTTGCAACCAATCTGACCAGCGGAATGCTGGCTGTGCCTCGTGGTGGCACTGGAATTGCCGCTTATACAAAGGGCGATCTAATCGTTCCAACAGGTACGACCACGCTGGACA